GACAAAAATATCGTTTTTGTACAGCGCCGCGGTACAAGTTGCTGTATTTACGCCGACGAAGACTACACGCCATTTTGTTTTTACCCCTACATCGACTACATCCGAACCTATCTCTGTACCGGCTATGAACGCACCGTCAGAAGCAAGAGATAGGCTATGCACATACTGCCCCGCATAGTAGTATATGCTAAACCGATTGTTTGCCGAGTATGTGCCTATATTATCGCAATCTACCGTGGCAGTTATAGAAACGACGTTCCCCGAAACAGGAATCTGTCTTCGTGTACCACCATAGTAACCAGTTGCGGCGGTAGTCACAGACAATTTAAATGACTGGTCTCCTTCCCAATTCACCTGCGCGTAATTACCGTAATTACAGCCATCTAGCCAATTTGTTAACGAAGCGCAGTTATCCGTGTACTGATCGAGAGCGTGGCAAGGCGGAGTACAAAGCAATGCTACGCAGACGCACAGCACGTCAAACGCATTCCTGCGAATGTCGAGAAACGATTTGAGCGCATTACGGAACCAGATCATTTCGTCCCCTCGATTACTAAGAATCCCTCGTACACCGCTGAATCTGGTGCCGCGTCGAACTCTCCATAGATTAACTTGTTGGCTGCAACTGAGCCACTCGTGATAGTATTATCATCGCGCACACCATTTGTTGTATCTAAGTCATTAATAAGTGTTGCATTAGCCAAACCTATACGTGCATCAGCATATTTTAAGTTGGCATTTAATTCTGTTGTTGGGTCAATGTCGTGTGTAAAATAAACACGAGTAATTGTTACCGCAAACGGAAACTTTAAAAGCGAAAAAACGGTTCCAGCCGCATACCTACTTGACATTATCCCAAGGTTAAAACATGCAACAAATGTACCACCAGTCCACGAAATTGAGCCAGCACCGTCAGTTTTTAAGTATTGGTTTGCTGATCCATCTGTAGTTGGAAATGTATACGCACTATTAATATTTAGTCCATCAACAGTTGCAGTTCCAACTACATCGAGTTTTTGGGAAGGTGCGGTACTGCCAATACCAACATTACCAGATAAGTTAAAGTATGCATTATTACCGCTTGTCGTCCACTGACCACCTGAGGCAACAAGGTCATCTACAGAATCAGCAAGCAATTGTACAGTGGTAGTATTACTATTTAAGTTATTGCTGAAATTAGTAGTATTCAACGAAATATCTTTTGCTGGGGTTAATGTTTTTGCCCCCACACCAGCTGCTACTCCAAATAATATAATAAATCCTAATATAATTTTGTCTTTCATCTTACCACCTTAAATATAAATAATAGATACTTCATCTCCAGCATCTAACCCGTACGTAAACGTTACTACATTAGTTGCAAATGTATAATCTTTGCCCGCACCACTGGTTTTAAATAAACCATTCACAAACACTATAGGAAAAATTATATTTGATGCTAGCGTAAATTGTGTTTGTTCAGCAGTTGCTGTAGCATTGTACGGAGTTTTAAATATCCCGCTAGGAATTGCTTGGATTTCACTATCTAATTCTTCCAACGCCGTTTGAACAGTTGTACTAACAATCCCACCATTTGGAATTACAGATACTGAACTGGCTGTCGTACTAGTAGTCCCAGCACTCATTGGTAAACTAGATACAGTTCTATAATCATCTGCGGGTGTAATTGCTTGAACTTGACCATCTGCACGAACTACTAATCTATAAAGTGGTTTTAATTCTCCACTAATTCTCATACCAGATAGATTTGGGAAGGGCACGGCTCTTGCATTAGCTAAAGACGAGTAACCATTTGCACTAGCAACAGCAGCAGAAACAGTTTCTGTAAAACAGTATATCGGAGTATGTAAATCTTGAGTACTGTATATAAAATAATTAATGTATCTATTTACTGCACTAGCCATGGTTACTAGGGAATAATCCGCAGAATTTACATACATCGGACGAGAACCTAAACCAGCGCGGTAAGGAATAGTAGATGTTGTATTATCAAAAGCGTAAGAAGTTGCGCCAGCTTGATACCAAGTTCTAAGTGCGTGTGGGGTTGGATATGAAGATGATGCTACTGCACCGAATTCAATATCTTCATCTACATGCACGCCACCACTCATTGTGAACGTGGCTGTGGCTCCAGCACCAGTGGGTACAAAATCAAAGCCACTGCCATATCTAGCTCCAACATATTTATGTGCCCACCTATGCCACTCTCTATCTCTATCGTAACTATGGCGTTCATCTCCAACTAAACCATAATCAAGACCATTCCAATATACAGTGGCTAAAAGTATATCAAAACCTAGTGTTGGGAATGTAAATGTCTTAGTAGCATAAATATCCCCAGTTGTATTAGTGAAATAAATAAAATATAACCCAGCACCATCATTAAGTGTACAAGTTTTATTAGATGAAACGGTTACTAACGTGCCATTATAATAATACTGTATTGGGTTAGCTGTCGCGCCCAGTGTGAACGTGGTGGTTGTTAAATGGGAAGGTAAACAATTCAACCCTGCCACAGTTGAACGAGCAACTACCCCATGAAATGACTGTTTACCTGAGGCTACAACAGTGGTTGCATAATTATTAATATTATCTGTAAAATCGAAATAGCCACTGCTTTGATTCCAAATGGGGATTTGCCCACTAGTAGTTAATGCCATCCCGTTTACATCAGATAACTCAGTAAATTTACACGATGAGGTTGGCATTAATTTAAAAGTGCCATTGGTAGCGTGGGCATTTATTACAAAACCAACCTGAATAACATTGTTAGGTGCAGGTGGTTGTGTCTTTGTTAAATAGCCAGCGTTTGTAGCACTAACATATAAAACTTGAGCATTAGCCCAAGACTCACCATACTGAGAACCTGTGGTATTCCACGCATTCACATCTCCGAACATGGTGGACAATCCAGTGTCACCATTTGCAACGTTATTAGTGGCAACACCAATAAAATATTCGTGAGGAATTGTTCCGTTCGCTATAGCCCTAACTGCTCGGATTTTCCCACTATTACCAATAGCAGAGCCAAACATCAACGGAGTTCCCTCAGTAATAGTAGACCCAGTATCGTTTTGAAAATCTACGTATTCTTCTTTTCCTACTTGAAGTACTGACCCGTTTGGCATACCGATATTCAAGCACTTATTTACAGTACTCCAAGAGGCTTCACCTTCAGCAAGTGTCGGAGTAATAGTAGTATCGAAATTAATTTTCGTCACACCATTGTTAGAAAAATCAATATCTTTAACCGAAATCACATCAGCAACGGAAATATCAATACCATTTCCACCAGTATACGTTGTGCCTACGTCAGTAGAATTAATTGTTATTTCATTAGCATCTGAAGATATTGTTACGTTGGTGCCAGCTTTTAAACTTTTAAACTGTAAATCAACACCCTCTTGTTTTGCATATACCCCGACACCAGTTCCTAGGTTGGAGGCAGAGGCTGTGCCACTACTTAACGAATCTATAGCATCTAGAGCGACATTTACTTGATACTCAATCTCCTCGAACGTTCCAGCGGTAATTGGATTAATTACATAATTACCAGAAGAATGAGCATAAGAACCCATAGATTCTTGTCCGCGCAAAACAGTAAAGGTATTTCCGTTTACGGAAGTTACTTTCATTATCTCGGTTGTTGGGTCATCTGCTGGGTTCGGATACTGAGATTTATTCCAAACAGTAATCAAAAAAGGTACACTGGATGGAAACTTTGAAGCATCCACCACCTGTACACTAGTATTGACAGAATCGAGGCTTATAGCTAAAGTACTATAAGCCTCGTTCTTTTTCTTTAAAAAGTTTGCCATTACTCATAAACCTCTGTATACGTAGACTTTATGTATGTTTCTAATTTTCTCTTGAAATCCAAAGGAGGACTATAAGTGAAAATTATAGTGGATTGTTCCATAGGAGCTAATTCTTTTGGATAATCCAACGTAACTAATGGGCTAAACACCTCAATTTTAATATTAATAACTTTAAACGGGGTATCATTAACTAGTGTGTAAGAGTAAGTGTGAGTCTTACCTATTTCTGGCATTCCAAAGTCAATAGTTGTTACTTCGTATCCATCTTTATCAATTATTTTCATTTGAAATCTCCTTATTGACTTTATCTAAAAGAGCCTCTTTCTTCTCTAAAAGCGCAAGAGTTCTTTGTTTTATTTCATCATCTACATCTATTGACGATTTTTCTTTTCTTTTCCACTTACCAGTGTTATCGTCCTTTTGATAAGAACGCTTAACTACAGACCAAGCAATTTTTCTGGCGACATCTTCGTCGTTTTCACTTTGGAGCGAGTCATTGAAAACCTCTAACCATAATTTTTTGGCTGGTTTAGATAACGTATCTAAATTGCTCGGCAGTTCTTCAATGGTTTTATAGATACTCTGAGTAAAATTAATAGCGTCTGTTGGTGAACGACCAGTATTTTCTAAAGGAGGATTGTCGTCCTTTTCTACCGTACCTTTTGGTGACTCTTGCTGACTAGCGATTTGACCATTATTCTGAACCACGGGTGGATACATTAAAGTCTCGTACTCAACCTCTTCTTTTCTGCGAGCAATTTCTTGAGTTAAATCTATTAGATTGCCACCATTTAATTCAATGTAAGTTCTTTTACTGATAACGCCTCTGTCATACATGCTTCTAAAATGATTCATCATATCATTAGTAGTGAATTCTGGCATCGTACCAGTAGCAACGTCGAGGGTCAATTCTCTAATAAAGTTTTTAGTCTTAGCTGTTCTGTTCTTTTCAACTCCAACCTTAGCAACGTCGAGCATTAGAGTTTTAAAATCTTCTATTCCCTCTGTTATCATAGAAATAAATGGTTTGGGATTAATAAGAGAAGATTCTCGGTTGTTTCCCATGCCAGCACCAACATCAATTAAACCAAGACCCGACAAGATACGTTTTTCGACAGGAGAATAAATCCCAGCCTTAACAGCCTCTTCGAACTTCGGAATTATTTGCTCTATCTCAGTATCGAAATTTGTGGCGTAGACGGGTAGCTGGTTCTTCTCGCCAGCCTCTTTAAATAATTTTGTAAGATTATTTTTAGCGGCTTCGATATCCTCAGAATCATACACAAAATTTGGATTACCAGTTTTAGCTAAATCTACATTACCTTTCTTTAAAAGTAAGAGCGAAACTGCCTTGGAAATTACATTGGTACCTTTCTCAATATATTTAGAGAGGGTCGCACCATTTTTATAAACTCCACGAGAAATTAAAAATGGAGTTGGGTAGGTTTCAGCCCAAGAACTAAATGGTTTTTGAACAAAAACACTTCTAGTAGAATCTTCTATAATCTTGGAACCTTTCTCGCCATTTTTATTTACAAAATAGTATTTTTCTGCTCCGAGTACTTTCTCCTCAGAACTATCAATAAAAATATCTCTACCCTTAACTACCCACATATTGGTTGGATAAAACATTCCCTTATCGTCTTTATCCCAAGTAACATTAGTTAGGATTAAAGAAGAACCTTTCCAACGCTCAATAAAATACTGTTTCGCAAATGCCCTCAATCCAGTAGGATATTTACCAATTAAATTTTCATTTAATGAATCCATTTGATAATTAAGCGCATCAGCCACCGACTTATTACTCGAAGTATATTTATAATCTATTAGCGCAGCATCTATTGCGTGGTCGAGCATGGTATTGATAATACCAGTCTCGTCCGATTTTAAATATTCTTCAATAACACTTACCTGTTCTCTAAATGACTTAGGAACGCTAATTTGTTCATTGCCATACATCATAGAAGCAATGGCTCTATAAAAATCTAAACCATTCATTGTATCTCCATTTTATCCCTTATAAAATCTCTTTATTGATTTGGGAGCGGATGAATTAAAATTAACAAACCAATGAGCAATAGAGAAAATCTTAAAAGAATCAAATAGATGGTCTTCCTTTGCAATACAAGAAAAGACACTTCTATTACCACTAGATAATAATACCACGGAATTTAACTGCGTGTCTAATTTATTGTCTATTGGGCATATCATAGTACCATCGTAGAATAAATCTTTTAGGTGTTTAACAGACCACTCAGACATGTGTTCTTCTTGATACAAAGCTAATCCATCTTTGAAAACAACCTCACCCTTAACATCCTTCTGGAACCCAATGCTAATCTTTTTATTACCAGCGTACGCTATTAGATTATCTTTTGGCATGGCTTCTTCTAATCTTCTAAATATTGATCTACCCGTCCCGTCACCAGTATCAACAGCTATGATATTAGTCCTTAATTTTTCAGCTAAGTAAATAAATATTTCGTATTGCTCTTTATCTGTAAGTCCATATAATGAAATATTATATTCGTATCTATACTTGTCTTCTATCCTAGAAAATATAGTTATTTCAGTCGGAGCAGCTTCTCCAATATCTGCACAAATATATACATCAGTGGCAGATTTATTTCTCTCAACTAAACTAAGCAGTTGTTTATGACCATCGAAAGTCTTCTTTGTTATTTCTAAATGTTTGATTAATCTAGATTCGTCATAACACGCACGAACTCTTTCCATATCAAATACACTGATACCTTCTTCTACAACCTCGGCATTTACAAATACTCGATACGAGATTGCATTTTCCCCACCATGTTTTTTGATGGCTCTAAGCTTTTCTTCGTTATCCCATTTAGGACTAATAAACTGAGGAAGATTGCATAACCAATTTTTATAATGATTATCATAAAATATTTTACCAGCTGGCGAATATTTGGTAAAGTCGGTCATGCCCGCGATACGAAAAACGCAGCCGTTCTCTGAAATTGCGTCAAGTCTTTTATCATAACTTTCTTGCGGTTCCTTACTAGCCTCTTCTATGTAGATACGAGTAAAGTGTTTTTGGAACCAATTCTCTCCAACATTTTTACCCATGATATTCATGTTGATACTTTCTAATGTCCATCCATTATTGGCGGTTATTCTGTAAGATGGACTTCTTTTTACCTTAGGTTCAAAGATTTTTAAGAACGGATGTTTTTCCATTGCATCAATTACAGGTTCCATTACACCGAGAATGTGACCACTATCAAAAGAAGAAAACCCAACCCATTCGTTCGGAGACAATACCATATTTAATAATATGTCTACTTCCTCGATAACCTTGGTATTATGAGAAATAATATCATTAGCAATAAAATTTTCATTAAAGGGAACATCTATAGCGACCGTAGGACACACCCCAGCATCTTCAATAGAAATAATAGTATCCCAATAAATATCAGAATTTATTATTCTGGCAATATCTGGATTTTGCTCTACTTCGTTTAACTTAGCATATTTAGTTCTACTACTATTATATCTTAAACACTTTCTCCACCCAAGTTGGTTTTTATATTTTAAGTCTTTATATATTTTTTTAAGCAATGAACTTGGAATTAAATCTTTATTACTATGCAACTTTTCTTTTTTAACAAAAGCTCTATCTTTACTAATCATCCCAATTTTTTCTATAAACTCGTTATTGTCTCCACAAATACTAAGTCTCCAAGCATCGAATTCTTTTCCGTCACAAGTAGCCTTTTTATAGTTACAGGTACAATGAACTCCAAACCTAAGCAAGAGAGAAGATAATTGCCAAATAAGTTCTTTAGATGCAGAAGTATATTCGATAGAATTATTACTTTTATCTATATGACCATCACAGCCAAACAGAGTATTTAAAAATGTGGAAATAGATTCATTGTCCCAAGTAAATATTTCTTCTGGTATAGTTTTTTCCTTAGAAAGTTTATCTATTTTATATTTCTTAATTAGTTCTCTAATATAATTAGGGTTTCCATCTTTTCCAGAAATTCCCCAAGTAGTATCAGCTTTATACTCTGAATATTTACAACCTAACGAATTGACAGTCTTAAAAAAATCTTCTAATATAAATTTATCACTCTTAGTAAAATCACAACGCCCATTATTACAAG